ATCCTGTGGTGTTCAGGTCGGCGTGGGTAGAATCCAACGAACCGTTGATAATGGCGTCTTCTACGGCTGCGCTGATGCTGTCAACAAGGCTGTCACGAGCATAATCCAAACCGAAGATTACGGAATCTTCAGCCGCGTCGGCGTCAAGTGTAATTCGCGCCGCAAGCGACTTGGCTGTGATGCTGACTTGGCTGGTAGTGTCGTCCTGTGCTGTGATGCTTGACCATGTGGCCGCGCTCTTCAGATATGGACGTACCTTTCCAGTCATGTAAGGTAGGCGAACTTCCTTTCCAGGCATATCCATCGCACGGAAAGCACCTTCAAGCGCTGTCGGGCTGTACAGCTTTTTGTACAGTTCAGGCAACAGAAGATCGGGGATCCATTCCGCGCCTACGCCTGCACTGTCTGAGAATGCCCGCTTGATAACGCCGGGGGCTGACTGCATGTGGCGCTCAATGCGTTCGTCGAGCTTGGCACAGCCTTGACCGCTCTTTGTCATCAGTCGCGCCATGTTGCGATCGTCGACCATCTTTTTCAGATCAACATGCCAGTCACCGCGATCAACAGGATCGTTGATAAGGCTTTCAGCGTCCAACGTTCCATCGGCGCGCACGTGCTTCCGGAGTGTCGCTTCTTTCTCGCTTACTGTTTCAACTTTAGGCGCAGAAAGTTCAGCCATTTTTTGTTGAACGTCTTTGATCGCTTGCGCTTTCTTGTCCAAGTTCTCAGACAATGAGCGGTTCGCGTCGGCTAGACGTTTTTGTTCGGTTTTCAGATCAGCGATTACCTTGATGGCATCGCCTTTGGTTTTGATGTCCATAGTAATCTCCATGGGACGTTGATGGGCTATTAGCCCTGGTTAAAAAGTGATGCGAAGTCGTCATCATCGGAAATGGCTTGATCGTCTGCAAACAAAGCATTGAAGCCGCGCTCGATCTGTGTATTTCCAACGGTGCCGAATAAGTTCAAAATCTCATCGCGCACAATAGAGCGCAATTCTTTATAGTCCTCGTCTTCATCGTCCCCATATGCTTCTTCTTCTATTTCTTCGGCTGGCTCTTCATCGGCTGGCTCTTCTTCCGCCGGCTCTTCTTCCTTGTATTCATCTTTAAGCCGCTCAGGATCGTGTTCGTCAACGACTTCAAAAGGGAACGACGCAAACGAACCAGGGTGATCGGCCTCATCGCCTGCCATCAAAACCGGCCCGCCCTCGTAATCCATCCAGTGATGACCCTCAGGTGCCGGGATTTCGACCGGTGCGGCTTTTTGTTTGGTTTCGTCTTGGTCTTCATCTTGCATTTTCAACATCCATCTTTTAGCTCTTACGGCTAAGGCTTGAGGATTTGCGGGGATACTTACGGCCGACACCTCTAGCAACGAGTTGTCTTCCAGTAGATAGCCGCCCTTTTGAGAATAGGCTGGGTGATCCTTGTCGAGCTTCGATCGTTCGGTGCTTTTACCGGGCGCGAATCCAACACTGAACGCGCTCATAAACCCGTTTTTGTACTGCTGCGCCAATCGTCGGCCTAGCGGATTCGTTTCATCTGTGTCGAACTGCACCTTCATCATCAACTGATCACCGACCACATCGATTTCAAGCGCTTTCCCAACCACTGGTCCTTCATAGTCATGATTGTGGACGATCACCGCGTTGCGTCTGAAGTCGTCAAGCTTCCAAGATGGCGCCACCACATCGCCGTATCTGTCGGGGTCTGGTGTGCTTGCGACCGCTGTGACGATGCCGTCTTGAGATCCTTCTGACTTGCAAACAATCGTTTTGAATACGTGCTTCATGAGATAACCCTTCCAACCGTTGTACATCTGCAATTAATGTCGAGCGCACCTGTACCGAACTCACCGGGGCCGCTTGCGCTTGCGCCGTTATGGCTAAAATCTGCCGCGCTCGGAACCCATGTACCGTCAAGCTCCATGTGCGAGTCCCTAACCTTACCGTCACGCGCACTAAGCCACATTTTCTGTACTCGCAGACCAACTGATTCGGCTTTTGTGTAAGCCTCGTTGGCTGCAAAGTTGGCTAGTCTTGTGGTCTCTGTTCTGGCGATCCGCATAGCCCTTGATGGTGTGAAGTCTTTATGGGTTGAGATGTTCTGTTGCATCTCTGCAAGCGTTTGACCTTCGCGTAAACCTTTGTCGATGGTCTCTCGAACATCATCTCTGACAGTGTTTAAAATGCTTTCGGCCATCTCTCGCACGCGCTGTAACGCTGCCTGCTCTACCTCACGCGGGTTTAACGTTTGCGATACCTTGATCGACTTAGACGCATCGTCGAACGCTTTTCTGAGCGCGTCTCGATATAGAGGCTTAAACATGCTTTGGATAACCGACTTTTCTTTCATCTCGTCAAGAATGCGATCCAAGGCGGCATCGTCGAGCGCTTTCGTCACACCCTTCGCACCGATCTCCGCTTTCAGACGCTTACTGATGCGGGATGATTGGCCCTTTAAATACCTGCGCATTGTGATTGCAAGCTTGCGCTCGGCTGGTCCGTGTATGCGCTCAATGAAGCTACGCCAGACAACTTCACGCCCTTCGGGTGTGTCATAATCCCGCTCAACTGTTTTCTCGTCATTTACGACTAACCATTTTTCGGCCGTTTTGGATTCGAGTTTGTCGATCTCTTCTTTGATGAGCCCCTTCATATAGGCTTCACCCTTGCTACCTACAACCAACCATTTGATCTGCGCAACCACACCGGCCAGACGATAGTCCTCGAAGTGACGAGCGGCCCAACTTTCCCGAAGACGAACAGCGCCTTCCTCGGCTCTGCCATCTACCGCACCGCCGCCCTCGGCTATCGGCTTGAGCTTTCGATACTGCTCGTTGCCTTTAATGTTGCCGCCTTCGCGCCATATGCTCGGATAGTTAGTCTTTATCATTTCAGCAAAGTCCACATCGAACACGTCAAAACCGCTATTGCGCAAGCTTACAGTCTCGTCGTCGCCGTCCTGCGGGAAGTTGGTCGGATCGGTGTCGCCAACAGCCTTCACGGCTGTTTCATCATCTGCAATTATGAGGCTGGCTAAGCTTTCTGTGTCTGCGTCGATGGCTTCATTCTCGTCAACCGCCTGTATCTCTGCATCAACTTCAGATGCTTGTAAGCTGTCAAAGCCTTCAAGAGCTGCAGCTTCCGCCAAATCGACGCCCATCAACCACCATGACTGAACACGGTTGACACGCTCCGTCCGGGATTCCTGCAGCGCGTCAACTTCGCTGAAGTCATGATAAATTCGGACGCCCTCAGAGTCGGGGAACAGTCGCGCAAGCCGCGTTAACTCGCTGTCGATCAATGCCGCTTTTCCGCTTAGACCTTCCCAATACAACCGGCTCTGGGCCATTGCTGTGGCGTAGTTAGCATTCGGCAGCCCTACACGGCTTGGCGGCACGCCCATCGCAGCGAGAACAGCCTCACGGGCCATTAAGCGGGTTTCTTTATATTCCATATCTCGCAGCGTTTGGGATAGCTGCTGATACTCAACACCGGCGCCCAGAATGACGGTACCGCTTTTGCTGTTTAGCTGTTTCTGGAAGCCTTCACGCAATTGCGTAATTTGCATCTTTGACCATCGGTCACCCTCTTCGCTCGGGCTCAAAATGCCTGTGGGTAGACCCGTCTTTGCGCTTTCCGCTGCAAGCTTAGATGCTGCCAAGTCCGTGTTCAAGTCGTTGTTTAGTGCCTGGATAGCCCCGGACCCGTAGAGGCCGGTGGTGGTATCGCTCCAACTCGGCATCCTAATGTGAAGCACTTGCTCAAAGCCATAGCGCGCCGTTTTACCTGTTCCCGTGTACTCGTATTCTAACGGCTGCCCGTCTGGGCTCGGTATCACCCGCACTCGCTCAGGGTGTAAGCGCAACAACGCTTGCGGCTCAGGTGAGCCCACCACAAGAACAAACG